TACAGTAATCCTATGGGCCGAACAGACACGGGCAGCCCCCGTGTCTGTTTTGTTTTTGCCCTCGTCAGCAGAGCTGACGCTTACAACCAGGGGGTGGGCCGGCCCGTGCCCGCCTGCCCCCGTCATTCCTTAAGGAGGCGAAAATGTTCCAGGAATATCTCGCAGCGATATCGGAAAATGCCCCCATCGTGATCGCAAGCGTTCTTGGATTGGGCACCTTGTACGGCAAGTTCGGATTGTCAGGTAAAGTACAGCTTGCCGCTTGTTCTATCACCGGGGCTACTGTCGGCGCCGGGTTTCATATTGCCAGCCTGGGCATGCCGGCATCGTTTCCCGAATGGTTCTACGTCGGGCTGACGGCGGTGGTGTTGGGTCTACTCCCGTCAGGAATCTACGAAGCCGTCAAAGCTGCCGCTAAATGACGCTGCTGCAGGTCTTGCAAATCACCACGCTGACGCTCTCGGGCTGCGGGATTGCAACCTGGATCGTTTGGGCGGTCCGCTTTCGCCGGCAGTGGCTTTACGCAGTGCCCCCTCTTAGTTGGTTGGTCCACGTGGTGATCTTCTACGCCCTGATCCTGCTCAGAGATGGCGGATTTTTCCAGGAGTGGCTGGCCGGCATTCAATATATGGTTTGGAGCGCGGTGCTGCGCATGCACGCCGCGTTTTTGATCATCGGCATCGGCTTTGTAATGCTAATGGAGCGGCTGCAGGTCAGAGACTAAGGATACCTGGGGGATGATAGATATCAGCATCGTGAATATCGTCGTAGCACTGATCATGGCGCTCCCTGGAATCTATGCTGTCTACAGGCAGCTGCGCAAAGACAAACAGGATAGCACATCGCTGATCCGGGAATCGGCAGTTGCATTGATCGAGCCGCTGAAGAAACGCATCGATGAGCTGAGATATGAGATCGATGACAGCCGGCAGCGGATCATCAGTTTGGAGAAAGCGCTGGAGGAGCGCAATGAGCGCATCGATGCGCTGGAAAAGCAGGCTCATGATGACCAGGGGCGCATTCACGAGCTGGAGGCCGAGCTGGAGGAGAAATCGAAATTGATCCATGCGTTGGAGGTGGAGATCAATCGTCTGCGGCGCCGGGTGAGCAAGATCGGCAAGGACCCGCCGACATAACCGCTTTAAGGAGACTGGAAGGAGACTGGATGGATAAGCCATTGTTAGATTCCAAGTATGTGACCTGGGCCTTACCCCAGGGCTCGCTGGCAGAAAATTTATTCTACAAGACGCTGGGGACTATCGTTCGGACCTTCGAAGACCCGACGGGCACGGCGCGCCCGCTGTGGCGGGATTACTCACGCTGGCAGTGGCCAGACCTGAACCTGGCGGTTGCCATTGCCAACGGCGTGCTGGGCGCGTTCCACCGCGCCGGCATCTCCTGGGGCTACATCGATCCCTGGGCGAACGCGTTCCTGGCTCAGGCAGCGGGATATGGCAGTCTTTACCAGACAACCTATCACGTGCTGTACGCCGACCAGCCGGTCTTGCGCCAGGCGGACGAGGTTTGGTACCGGATACAGCCCGAGCCGTTCAATTTCCCGAAGATGATCGACCTGGAGGTGGACCGCGGCATCGCCAACGAGCGCTACGCCGATGCGACCTGGCAGATGAGTGAGCTGGTTTTGTCTCGAGACGGGACCAGGCCGATCATCTATTCCCGAAAGGGATTGATCGACAAATGGCTCAGCCCATTCTGGACGGCGGCGATGCTCAATGACCATTTCTACTGTCTCGCCCAATATTTGTGGGACCGGACGCGTGAGCATGCCGGCCCGCCTGCGCTGCCTAATGGCGTGCTGCGCGAGCGGGTGATCCTCCACCAGACGGCGGACAAAAAGCCGGCTTTTCCGAACGAATCTGGCGGGACGAGCTATGCCGATTACGACCGCTGGGAGATCGGCAACGAGTCCGAGATGCACCGGTGGATCGCTGAGCAATTCGGCGGGCAGGTCCCGGAGCCGGAGCCAGAGCCACCGCCTATACCGGACGACTTGCCGGAGAGAGTTGTGGCTCTCGAATCTCAGATGGCGGATGTGCGCAGCGCGATCGCGCTGCTTTCGGACCGGGTCCTGGCGCTGGAGGAGAGAGAAGCGCAGAACGACCAACCACCTGAGCCGCCGAGCCAGTATCTTGATTTCCGGGTGACGGCGGATAAGGCGAACGCGCGCTTCGTCAGTGGTCTTAACAATGCCGGACGCCCGATCATGCAGATCTATCCCAGCGACAGCGCGCCGGTCTCCGAGCGCGTCCAGTATGTGAAGAACACGCTGGTGCCGGTATATCCGGAGAGCGTGCTCGCCGACGGCGGCGGGGTGTTCTATAAGATCGTCCACGTCCCCGATGGGAAGCCCGAGCTATACCTGCGGGCTATCGATGGCTCGGTTTCGTAGGGCTGCGCCAACCGGTTGGCGGCGCCATCGCCAACAAAGTTGGCGCTTTCGTTGGCGACTGATAAAGCTTATTATCTGCTCAGGAAATGACTGAGGAAAAGGCACTGGTCCAGGACGTTTCCATCGAGCGCCAGGCGCTGCTCTTGCGGCTCGGCGGCGCATATTACGAGGAGATCGCCGCCAGCCTGGGACTGGAATCAGGGCAACAAGCACGCGACCTGGTGCGCCAGGCGGTCGAGGCGCAAGAGCTGGATTCAGACGACATTGCCAGGGCAGTGACTGAGCAGCGCCTGCGGCAATTGCTCCTCGGGCTGTGGCAGCAGGCGACGAAGGGGCACCAGGGCGCGGTGGACCGGGTGCTGCGCATCCTGGACCGGTTGGAGGGTATCGAGCGCCGCGAGCTGGACGACCCGGCGACGGCATTCCCGGCGCTGCCGGAGGTGCCCGGCCAGGAGGAGAGCCGCTCAGCCTATGCCACGCTCCAGGCGCTGACCGAGGTCTATCCGGAGGAGGTCGCCTGGTTCGAAGCTTACCAGGGATTGCGCGAGCAGAGCTGGGAATGGCGGAAGGCTGCACTGATCGCCTGGCTGGCGATGCCGACGAACAAGCGCTGGCCGGCGACGCTCGAGCTCCTGGCGCGCGACGTCCTGGGCCTGAAGAGCGCTCGCACGATCCGCAAATGGCGAGAGAACCAGCCGGAAATCGACCTGGCGGTCGAGAAGGTGCGGGTCGGCATCCTGGGCGACCGGCTATCGGACGTAATGTTCGCCTGGGAGACGGTGGCGGCCATGCCCGACCCGGCGGCGCACCGCGACCGGATCACGTACCTGGAATGGCAGAAAGTATATAAGGGCAAGGTCGGGCTGGAGCTCTCCGGAGAGGACGGTGGCCCGGTGCAGGTGCAGCGGATGAATGAGCTCGCAGGATTCGATGATGATGAGCTTGGATGGATCATACGTAACCTCCAGGCAGCGGCAGGAATCGCTGGCTTGGGCGCTGCTTGAGGTCAACCGGCGGGCGATTCCCGACCTCTCTCTTAGAGGGGAGCGAGGCCTGGATCTGCTCACCTGGACGATTCTCAGGCGGGCGAACTTGAAACCGGGAGTGCGCTTCGATCTGCCCGGGCATGCCTATTTGCGAGATATCTATCGCTGCCAGGCGCAGGTCATGGTTATCTATAAAGCCTCCCAGATGGGCGCCAGCGAATATGCGATCTCCTATTCATTGTATGGAGCCGACGAGCGCAAGGCAAACGTGCTCTACGTTTTCCCTACCGAGAGGCATATCAGCGATTTCAGCGCGGCCAGGATCGGGCCGGGAATCGAGGCCAGCGATTATCTGAGCAAGATCGTGACCGAGGGCGGCGCGGCAGCCGGCGGAAAGCGCAGCATCGACCAGGTCATGCTCAAGCGGGTGCGGGATAACTTCATGTATCTGCGGGGCGGGAAGGTGACCCCGGACGGCAAGGCGCCGCAGCTCAAGAGCATCGACGCCGATATCCTGGTGCTGGACGAGGTGGACGAGATGGACCCGCGTGCACCGGCAATCGCCCAGAAGCGCAAGGGGCATTCCGAGATCGCCGAGCAGAGGTGGATCTCGACGCCGACCTATCCCGATTACGGTATCCACGCCAAATGGCAGGAGAGCGACCAGCGGGAATGGCACGTGCGCTGCGGGAAGTGCGGCGAGCGCCAGCCGCTGGAGATCGGCCTGCTGGTGCGCGAGTTCGACGACCTGGGCCGGCCGCGTGCCTGGAATCATATCGATGGGCGTTCTTTTCTGGCCTGCCGGCGCTGTGATCACGAGCTGGACCGCCTGGGCCCGGGGGAATGGGTGGCGACGTACCCGGAGCGGGACATCTTGGGATTTCATTTGACCAGGCTGTTCAATGCCACGACGGACCTGGCGGAAATATTGAAATCACTGAGCTCGACCGATGAGACGGTGCGCAAGGAGTGCTTCAACCAGGACCTGGGCCTGCCTTACCTGCCCAAGGGCGGCAAGCTCTCCGAGAGCGACCTGGACGCATGCCGGCGGGACTACGCCCACAAGCCGGTCCAGGATGAGCGCTGCGTGATGGGCGTGGACGTGGGCAAGGCCTTGCACGTGGTGGTCCGGGGACCTCGGGATGTGGAGACCGGCGCGCGCCCGCAGCGCTTCGCCGGTGAGGTGGAATCGTTCGAGCAGGCCGGCCGGCTGATCCAGCAGTACAACGTCTCACGCTGCGTGATCGACGCGCTGCCGGAGACGCGCAAGGCGCGCGAGCTGCAGGCGGAGTTTCCGAAAGGCAAGGTCTGGCTGGCGTACTACGTACAGCAGAAGACCGGCACCAAGCGCGAAGACGAAGCGGTCTGGGACGATAAAGAAGGCGTGGTCAACCTGGACCGGACGCGCACGATGGACCTGACATTCTCCCGATTCTACGACCAGGTCAACACACTGCCGGCGGATATCCGTAGCGTGCCCGATTATTACGCCCACCTGTGTGCGCCGGTGAGAATATTGGAAGAATCGACCGGCGGGCAGAAGGTGGCGGTCTACCAGGCAGCGGGGGCCGATCATTTTTGTCACGCGGAGAATTATTGCGCTTCGGCCAGCCTGGACGAGACGATAGCCGAGGCGGCGGTGGAGCAGCCCGAGGCAGGGCAATATCATGCGCAGCGCCGGAAGAGCGCCTGGCAGGGATAATTGCGGCAATATTTCCGCCGACGCGGACGATAAATAGCGGCAGTATTTCTGCCGATTGGAGGTCATGATGGCTGATCGCAAACCAATGAGCTTCGGCAAGATGCCGCTACGTGAGCGTGTGATCCGGCTATTCGGCGGGGTGCCGGCGCCGGAAGCCGAGCGGCGCGCCCGGCGGGCCTATGAAGCCGGCATGGAGGACGGCAATGACGAGCCGGTGCTGTATACGGCAGATGGGAAACCGATCGGGACCGGCTACGTGGAGACCGGATCGAAGCCGCGCGACCTGTCTAGGATCAGCCAGGAGAAGGCCATCGAGGCCTGCTATCGGCTGTGGCAGACGCACCCGCTGGCCAAGGCGCTGGTGGAGATCTGGGTCGATTACACCGTCGGCGATGGGGTGACAGTAATAGCCGATAACCCGGATGTGCAGGCGGCGCTGGACCGCTTCTGGTTCGACTCGGTCAACGCGCTGGGCGACAAGGAAGGCGGCGTGGGCGAGGGGCTGGAGGAGCTGAGCCGGGAGCTGTGGCTGTTCGGCGAGCAGGTGATCTTGACCTTCGAGCGCACCGGCGAGGACAAGGGGGCCGTGGCGGACGGGCTGGTGCGACTGGGCTCGGTGGACCCGACGAACATCTACGCGGTAATCACCGATAAGAGTAACGTGCGCGACGAGCTGGGATTGCGGCTGAAAAGCCCCACCGGCGGCGGAGATGGGCCGCTGTATAAGATCATCAGACAGGAGAGCGCGTCCGGGCTTATGGAAGGGCGACTCGACCTGCGGAAGTACGCCGATCTGGTGAGTGGGGACGGACGGCTGTTCGAATCGAGCTGGTCTGAATATGTATCCAGGCTGGGCGAGCTGCGCAGCCGGCTGAGCGGGCGCGAGTTCCGGGTTGATGGCCTGGAAAATGGATTGATGGAGCTGCGTGAAGCGGAAAATTCGCTGAGCGAGAGCGAGGTGAAGGGCAATTGCTTCTATTTCCGGGTGAATAAGGTCTCGACCGGCGTGCGCGGCCGGCCCGAGCTGCTGCCGATGATCGACTGGCTGGACCGCTTCGACCAGGTCTTCTTCGATGGGGCGGAGCATGTGGCGCTGCTGAATATGTTTTCCTGGGACCTGGAGATCGAGGGCGGGAGCGAAACGGCGCCGGAGCCGGAGCGCAATCTGAGGAAGCAGGCGCAGAAAGTTGCGGCGATGAAACCGGGCTCGGTGTACGCGCACAACGAAAAGACCGAGCTGGAGGCAAAGAATCCGGACTTGAAGACGGCCGAGCTGGAAGTGCTGATCCGCCAGCTCCGGGTGTTCATTGCGGGTGGGGCGCGGGTGCCGGAGCATTTTATTGCCGAAGGCGGGTACACCAATAGGGCAACGGCTGAATCTATGGGCCAGCCGACGATGAAAATGCTTGCCCACAAGCAGACGGTGATCAAGCGCATCCTGGCCACGCTGTGCCGTTACCAGATCGACGTATTGGTAGCGTTGGGATTGCTGGATAGAGAGGTAGACATCCTGGACGAGGACGGCCAGCCGGGCGGGAAGACGGCCCCGGCGCGGGAGGCGTTCCGAGTGGTGATGCCGGACATCAGCCAGAAAGACACCAACCTGGCGGCGAACTCGCTGGCATTGGTGGCCCAGGCGCTGCTGCCGCTGGTGATGGGTAACATTATCCCCAGGCAGCCGGCGCTGGAAGCCCTGGCGGAGATCTTCAAGCTATTGGGCGTGACTCTAGACGTCCAGGATATCCTGGACGAGGAATCGGGCAATACTGGCGCTGTCGATCCAACAGTGGTGGAGCTGCTGAAGCGGATGGATAAGCTGATCAAGAAGCCGGATGAGAAACCGGAGCCAGAACCAGCGCCGGCAATCCTGCCGCCGGCATAGGCCGGTAAGTCTTATTATCGGATGAGGATTCATGGGCAAGCGTGAGCTGAGAGCTGCGATCAAACGGCTGCTTAAGAACACCGACCTGACCTGGGAAGAGACGCAGGCGATCCTGGCGGCGCTGGCGGGGCTGCACGGCGAGCTGCGCCGGCTGCTGCTCGAGAGCGGGCTCTACCGCCCGGCGGAGATTGGCCGGCTGCTGGCCAACCTGGAGGCGATCACCACCGATTACGCCCGCCAGATCGTGGTGGCCAACCAGGCGGCGACGCTGCGCGCCTGGCAGCGCGGGATCAGCGGGTTCGATGATCTGGTCGGCACGGCCGAGCTGACCTGGTCGCCGGGCTTGACCGGGCTGGAGAGCGAGCTGGTGCGCCAGTTCCTGACCACCAGCCGCATCGTGAGCGTGACGGAGGAGATGAGCGCCGCGATCCGCGGCCAGATAGTGAGCGGGGTGATGATGGAATCAACCCCGTTCGAGGTGATGAGCGTAATCACCAACATCCTGGGCATTCGGGATCTACGCGGCTTCCGCGAGATCGGCACCACGGGGATCAGCGCCAAGGCCGAGGCGATCATGCGCACCGAGCTGCTGACAGTGCAGAGCGCGGCCTCCTGGACCAAGATGGCGGATGCCAAAAACCGATTTCCGGACCTGGAACAAGTCTGGCTGGCGACGGGCGATAATCGCACGCGCTGGGAGCACATCATCGCCCACGGGCAGCGGGTGAAGGTAGGCGAGCCTTTCGTCGTGGGCGGGGAGAAGGCGCGCTTCCCACGCGATCCGAGCCTGTCGCCGAGGAATCGTATAAATTGCCGATGCGATGCGATCCCATTCCGCCCGGAATGGGGCGAACAGGATGACCTGATCGGGCCGCTGAGCAAGCAGATCGAGGAGGAGCGCAAGCGGCGCGAAGAGGAACAGAAGAAGCTCCAGCTGGAATCTGTACGAGGGGTTTATATCGGAGACACAGATGGGCGCAGACCAACCTGAGCCGAGCGGCAGTTTGCCGAGCGGCAGTTTGCCGAAATCATACGTCTCGAGCAGCGGGGTAGCTTTCTCGAATGACGAGGAACAGGACCGCAAATGGGTCCAGATGCGCACGCCGTTCGTATGCTCGTGTAAATATCCGGCGCTAGCGACGTGGAAGTTCTGCCCGCACTGCGGAGGATTGCTGGAATGGAAATCGGTAGCGGCGCCTTCGAGCAAATAAAGCGGCTGGACTGGCACTGGCAGCAGCCGTGCTGGCCGGCCTCGCGAGTAGTCGTTCAGCAGGTGACAGATAGTTTGACGGTGTACCGCTGCTTTTATTGCAAACTGGAGATCCGCAACCAGGCGGTTGCCATGCTGCACATGGTCAGCATCCATCCAGGGCAATCGGCGCGCTGGACGATCTACCCGCCGGCAGTGGGGGTTATCCCGCGGGGAGGTGACGAGTAAACTATGAGTGTAGTGACGGATCGTAATGGCGGCGAGCGGCGATCCGCCTGGGATTCCGAGCGGCAGTTTGCCGAGCGGATGTACCCGGTGAGCCTGACGCTACTGGAGCACCAGATGATCCTGCATCTGCGCATGGCCGGAGCGGGGGTGCTGGCGGTGCGGGTGCAGAAGCGCGCGCGGGGGATGCGCGGGCTGGAGGAATTCCGGGTGACGGAGGTGATCAATCCGGTGCGGCAGATTACTGCCGATGTGGATGGTAAAATTGGGGAAGAGGAAGAATGAATCTCATGCGCCAACTAGTTGGCGACTGATAATGTGGCTTATCAGCATATATGGGACGTTGACAAAAAGCGATAATTCATCTATACTCTAATCGAGACGTGAAACTCTGAAACACGGCTCGCACGGGATCTCGCCGGCGAGCCGTGTTTTTATACAAACAGCCCCACCTGGGGCGTGCGTGAAACAGCATCCCTAACGGGACAAGGGCACACGCAACTGCAGCGGCGGCCAAAAGGCCGGACCTCGCAATTGCGTGTGCCTTTTCGTTTCGGCAGAAATACTGCCGCTAAGGCGTGGATGGGAGGCGATATGCCCTATAAAGCGGACAAGCAAATCACCGCGCTCAGGCTAAAAGAAGCCGAGGAATCGGCTGAGAAGAAAGCCCAGAAGGCCCGCTCGCGCAAATACGGAATCGGGATCAAGCCAGGCGGGAACATGACCAAGCCGGCAGACTACGCCGACGTGTCCGAGAATCTGTTCGCCGACCCGGTCAACTTCCGCTACCCGCTTTCTCCGGCGATGCGGGCGATCAACGCGATTACCCGCTTCAACGACACGGCCAATAAAGCCAAGGGCGGCTACAGCGACGCCGAGTGGGCGATCATGGGACGCAGGATCGCCAAAGCCAACAAGGGCAAGATCTTCAAGGACGGTCAGGTCGTCGATCGGGAGAAAGAGGCGCTCCACGGCTCCAAGGGCAGCCTGGACGAGTTCGTCGGCAAGATCCGGGATGCCTTCGAGGCCAAGTTCGCCCGTCTGCCCAACGGCGATTACCGCCCCGGCTGCTGGGTGACCGATACCTACGAAGACCACGTCGTTGCCAAAATGGACGAAGAATTCTACCTGATCCCATTCGAGATCGACGGGACAGAGGTGATCTTCGCCGGGGTTGAGGACTGGACCAAGGTCATCCCGGAAAAGACATACGTGCCGGTCACTGAGGCGCTGCGCATCCTGGCTTCGAAGAAAAAGAAAGACGAGCCGGAGGGCCGCGAGTGGGAAGTGATCATCATCGGGCCGGAGAGCGATTCCGACTTGGTCACCGAGGGGAAGGAGACCTACGTCAAGTCGAAGAACGGCCGGTTGTACAAGGCGAGCGCACTGGAGGCCAGCGTCCCGCTGTGGGATGGGATCAAGGTCTACGACAACCACCTGACGGATGACGAGATGGCCGCCCGGCAAGGGATGCGCTCGGTGGTGCACGAGTGGGTCGGGGTGATCGTCAAGCCGGCCTGGGACGCAGCCAAGAAGGCCGTGACGGGCGTGTTGAAGATCGTAGACGACAATTTGCGGGCGAAGCTGCTCAACGCCGAGAAGGCCAGCGTGCTGGACAAGATCGGGCTGAGCATCGACGCCCTGGGAGAGGGGATCGAAGAGACGATCGCCGGGTCGACGACCCCGGTGATCGAGAAGATCTCCAAGGCTTTGAGCGTGGACGTGGTGGCCGACCCGGCGGCAGGCGGGCGCTTATCACGCATGATTGCGGGGATGACCGGCGACAGTTTGCCGAGCGGCCCGCGGAACTTACTTTCACAGGAGGTAGAGATGGACCCAGAAGAGCTGAAGAAATTGATTGGCGATGCCGTCTCCGCCAGCATGGCCGGGTTTAACGATCGGATTGCCGCAATCGAAGCAAGACTGGCCAGCGCAGGAGACGATGATCCGGACGACGATTCGGATGATGACGATGCCGGCAGCAGCAACGATACCCAGACTGGCGACCAGCTGCCAGAACCGGTGGCGAAGGCCATCGCCGCAGCGGAGGCCAGGGCGGCCGCGCTGGAAGAGAAGATGCGCATCAACGAGTGTGCGCACGTGCTGGGCGTGAAGCTGGGCGAGAGCGGCCTGCCCGAGAGCTATCGCGAGATCATCGCCGAACAGTTCCGCGGCAAGGTCTTCGAGACAGCGGACCTGGAAACGGCGATCACGAAACACCGCGAAGCGCTGAGCAAGCTCTCCGAGAGCGGCAAGATCGTGCTCCCGGACGGGGCGCGGATCAAAGTTGGCTCGCTGACCGAGCTGGACCGGATCGAGCTGGCGCTGCTGCGCCTGGTGGCCGGCCCGACCCGCTTCACCGAGCTGATCAACAAGGAAAAGGCGGAATATCACGGTATCGAATCGATCAAGCACTTCATCGAATCCGAGAAGCCGGCGCTGCCCTACGAGCGCAGGCTGAGCGAGTGGTACTATCGTTTCACCGAGGACTATGACGGCCTGGGGCAGATGCGCAACAAGCGCCTGCTCGAGGCGCAGGTGACTTCCAGCAGCCTGTCGAGCATCGTGAAGAACGTGGTCAACCTGCTGCTGGCAGCCGATTACTCGGTGCGCGAGCAATGGTGGGACCCGATCGTGCGCCAGGAGGACGTGGACACCCTGGACCAGGCAACCCTGGTGCGGGTGTTCGGGATCTCGACTCTGACGGCGATGTCCGAGGGCGATGCGTACGTCGAATCCGCCTGGGCCGACGAGGAGGAGACCGCCAGCTACGTGAAGCGCGGCAACTATATCGGGGTCACGCTGGAAACGTTCCTGCTCGACAAGCTCAATCGCCTGCGCACACTTCCCAGCCGGCTCTCCAACGCTTACTACAACACGATCTCGGCGCTGGTCTCGGCGGCCTTCACGGTCAACACGGCGACCGGGCCAGTCTTGGCCGATACCGGGGCGCTGTTCAACTCGACCGCGGTGACCACGGCCGGCGGGCATGCCAACCTGGGTACTTCGGCGTTGAGCTACAGCTCGTTCGTAGCCGCCCGCACGGCGATGATGAAGCAAACCGACCAGCCCCTGGGCGTAGGGCGGCGCCTGGCGATGGCCAACCGGCCGCGCTTTCTGCTGGTCCCGGTGGACCTGGTTGCCACGGCGGAGGAGATCCGCAACTCCGAGATGATTCCGGCTCAGTCTGGTGGGGCAACCTCGGGCGGGCAGTTCCAGACGGTCAACAGCGTGAAGGGACAGTTCGAGATCATCCCGGTGCCGGATTGGACCGACACCGACAACTGGGCGGCGATAGCCGACCCGGCGCAGGCGCCGGCGATCTTCCTGATCTGGCTGCGCGGGCGCAGGACTCCGGAGCTGTTCTCGGCGGAGGACGAGCGCAGCGGAGCGATGTTTACCAACGACGAGCTCAGGTTCAAGGTGCGCCAGTTCGGGTTCCGCTACAGTGCGACGTACGACTGCGCGCCGGTGGCGGACTTCCGCCCGCTGTACAAGGCGAACGTCTAAGACCTTCTCGGCATGTATGCCGCCGCCAACTAGAGCGGCAAATTGCCGAGCGCAATTATCGATACAGGAGGTTTTGACATGGGTTACGTAAGCGATAGGAATATGTCACAATGGCTGCCGCCTACGATGGCGCACTTCGTGACCGGCACGTGGGCCGACGCGGCCGGGCAGGTGGCCGGCACGATTGCCAAGACGAAAGCGGCCGCGGACGTGACGGGCGTCTTGACGATCCCGATCGTGATCCCGAGCAATTCTGACCAGTACAAGGGCTGCTATCTCAAGACGATCGACATCTACTTCGAGATCGTGACGGCGGCTGCGACCGCAATGGCAGCACTGGTGCACAAGGTCACATTGCCGGCAGACGGCGCGGCCATTGGCACGGTAGAGGAGCTGGCCTTCAGCTACGATACTGGTCACGACGCAGCCGCGGAGCGAATCGACGTGGACCAGCACAAGATGACGCTGACTTTGACCACCGCGGAATGGCTGGACAACGACGAGGTGATCCAGGTGCAGCTCACCATCGATGCGGCCGCGACGGGCACGTTCGAATATCTGGGAGCGCGGGCCAACTTCGAGCTGAGGCTATAGCCATGCAATCCGAGCTGGTCAAAGCCGCCCTGGCGGCGATCCGGCCCGAGGCGGGCTATGAGTTGCTGAAGGTACGCCTGGTGACCGAGCCAGACGGGGTCGAGAAGGTGCGCCTGCTGCTGGACTACGGGATCGGCGGCGTGAAGGTGTTCGAAGCCCTGAAAGCCGGCCTGATCCTGGAGCAGGAAAAACTGGCGGCAAAATTGCCGGCGGCAATTTTGCCGAAGGTAAAAAAAGAGCCGGAGCAATCCGGCCAACAAGCGCAAGCGGCTGAGGAGAAGGAGGCCAAGCCGGCGGCGTCAAAGTCGCCGGGCGCGAAAAGGACAGCCAGCAGCAGGAGATAGTCCAGGCTGGCTGTCGAATGGGGGCGGGTTTCCTCTGCGTTGGTCGTTCGTTCGGCTGGCGCTCTCCTTGCCCGCCCCCGTTTGATTGATTGCGGCAGCAGAACTGCCATCGGCAGAATACTGCCGCCGGCGATAAAACTGCCGAGGAGGCAATATGAGAGGTCCTTTCTCATCTTTAGTGTCCGCAGTCAGTGCGCTGGTGAAGAGCGGTCCAGGGGCAGTCTACGCGATCACGCTGACGGCCGGCGCGGACGCAGCCACGCTGATCCTGGATGCCAGCATCGATGGGAGCGGGGCGGCGCTATGGGCGACGATCAAGGCGCCGATCAATACGACGATATCGGTCTGGTTCCCGGGCGGGCTGGCCTTCGGGCCAGGCTGTTATGCGACGCTAACCGGGACGGCTCCGAGCGCGGCGGTGCTGTATTCATAGCGGCAGTTTGCCGGCGGCAGGATTGCCGGCGGCAGGATTGCCGAAACCCATCGGCAGCATACTGCCATCGGCAGAATACTGCCGCCGTCAACGAAGTTGACGCCGAAACATGAAAATTCTGATTAATTCTTTCCCGAAGAGCGGCACGCACCTGGCCATGCAGATGGCGGAGGCGCTGGCCCAACGGCGTGAGCCAACGCCTTGGATGGACTGCTTTGACCTGGGCGGCTGGGGGACGCGCTTCGAAGACCTGGATGCGACGGTCCGGCAGATCCGCAGCCAGCCTGACGGGACCTGGATGGTAGGGCACGTGGGCTACAGGCCGGAGATCGCCGAGGCTCTCCGGAAGGCGGGAACGGCCGTGCTGTTCGTGCATCGGGACCTGCGCGACGTGGCGGTGAGCCAGGTGCGCCACATCGAGGATCCGGACGAGGAGCGCTTCCGGCACCCGGGCAAGATATTGTACATGAGCCTGGGGAGCTTCGAGGAGCGCCTGCGGGCGGTGATCGAGGGGCTGGACCATTACCTGGGTATCTTCGAACGCTGGGCGCTGTTTGCGCCGTGGCTGGAGCAGGGCTGGATCCTGCCGCTGCGCTACGAGGAGATGATCGACGAGCCGGATGCGACTGCCAGACGATTCATGAATTATGTGATCAATCACAGCGGCAGTATTTCTGCCGATGGCGGGACGGTCTCGTGGAGCGAGTACGAACGCGGCGTGCGGGCAGTTTTGCAAGGGCTGCAGGAGCGCGACGGTCCAACGTTCCGCGAGGGGAGAGCCAGCAGCTGGCGGGAGGCCTTCTCGCTGGAAATGGAGCGGCTGTTCGTGGGCCAAGAATCGGCTCTATGGGCGGCCGATAATGCACATTATCAGTCGCCATCGCCAACTTTGTTGGCGCCGCCAACCGGTTGGCGTAGCTGATACTATCCGATCGAGAAAACAAGGAGGCAAACCATGCCAACATTTAAAGTCAAAGCATATCGGCGCACCGAGGCCGGAGTGATATACCTGCCTGAGCACGAGGTTGCGCTGGTGTTCGCCGACCTGGCGAACATGCCGGACGACCTGCTGGTTGAGTTTGACAAGGTGTTCGAGCCGGCCGATTCCGCGGCCAAGGCGATGGCGGAATCGCAAGTCGAGCTTGTGCTGCGCAAGAGGGGCATGATACCCGGAGGTGAGGAATGAATACCGGCGGAAAGACATCTTTCAAGGGTTCGCTGGAGGCCGTTTACCAACCTGCCCAGGGCTTTCCCGCGCCACTGCGCTGGAGGCTGCGGAATGGCTTGCGCAAATCCTTCCTGCAGGGGCTGGCTGTTTCCGCTCTGGCGCGCGGCGTCAGCCGGGCAACTGGCGTGATTACGCTGACCTCCGAGCTGATGGGCAGCCTATTTTTCATCCGGGACGAAGATCGGGTGCTGTACGAGCGATTGAGAGAGTATGCGCGCCACGATCCAGACCCGAGCCTGGGCGAGATGATCCGGCAGATTCTCGACCGGCGGGTGAGGATCAATTACGGTACTCTGGCATACCGCGTAATCACCGACAATGGAGTGGCTTTCCTGGTTGACGATTGGGATGCCGATACGACCGACATCACCACGATGAACTTCCACGCCTGTGGGACGGGCGCGGTGGCAGAGAACCAGACCGATTCCGCGCTGGGCGCGGAGGCGACCACGATCACCGACCGCGTGGCAGGCACGAAGTCCCAACCGGCAGCTAACCAACTGCGCAGCGTTGGCACGCAATCGTTCACCGGCTCGGGTGCGATCACCGAGCACGGCCTGTTCAGCGTGATCACCGAGAGCGCGGGTGTGCTGTGGGATCGCAGCGTTTTCGCCGCGATCAACGTCGTCAACGGCGACAGCATACAGTGGACGTATACCTGCACGGTGGCCGCCAACGGATAGTGGCAACTTTGCTGCCGATCGGCTTCCTCATCGCTAATCAGGTAAATTACAACAATGCGCTGAACGGCACTTTCCGCACCAATGCCACGCGGCAACTTTGTTGCCGACGGCGATCCAGAAGACGATCTTGTGCGGCAACTTCTGTGAGACATGGCCAAGCGGCTGATTGGCATGTTGTGAGGAGGTGAAATGTGGCTTCCGGCGATCCTGTTGTCCAGGTTCTGAGTATCATGCCGCCCGCGGCGAATTACGCCACGTTCGATGTGCGTCCAAGTGCATCCACTCCAGCAGAGAATTTCCCGGTTTGGGATTTCGATCCCACCGCGATTGAATATCTGGACTTCCTCTGCATCTTACGTGGGTATGATGGTGGTGGACTGACTTTTACCTTGCCCTGGTCAGCATCGACGGCTGCTTCCGGCCAGACCCGCTGGGAAATGGCGATCCGTGCTTTCCCAGATGATGCTGAAGATATCGATGCCGCGCACACTTATGATTTCAACGGCGTGTCTGACACCGCAGCTTCCGCATCCGGTGAACCCTCTTATCCAACGATTGCGTTCACGAATGGGGCTGATATGGATAGCTGGGCAGATGGACAGGTGGCAATCGTGCGTGTGCGTCGCGATCCGACCCACGTGGATGACAATATGGCTGGCGACGCGGAGCTTTGGACGATTAGTGGCATTGAATCCTAATCAACACTACTTGGATTTCTTTGGCGTGGAGACATAAATGGCCAGACTGTTTACCCGGGTAGATTTCGAGGCTCTATATTATGCAGGTGTGCCGCTAACCGATGGCCCACTGACCATCTCCTGCTGGGTATATCCGGTATCCAGCAACATCATGTATATCATAGCTCTTGGAGATGCCAGCGCCGCAAGCATCTGGATGCGCCGTCTGTCAGCCGGTGAACTGGAATGGTCGTTGTGGGGTAGTGGCGGCCTGCGCTCGGCAACTACCACCAACACAATGACGACAAATGCCTGGAATCACCTGTTGGGCTCGACTACAGCAGGGGGTCAATCCATGCGGGCATTGATTAACAATGCAGGTCTTCATGCTCCGAGTGGCACCGACCTTAGTTTGTCGTTGACTAACAACTTCAACATTGCTCGGAGCGCCGCAGCATCTAGTTACTGGGATGGACGAATCGCAGAGATTGTCATCTGGAACGCCGTTCTTGATCCCTCTGAGGAGACGGCGCTTTACCGCAAGGTTCATCCATTTAACATTCGCCCTAATGCCCTGGTTTCATATATCCCGCTCTGGCGAGCAGAGGACGAGGATTATATTGCCAATTATTCGTTCAGCCTGGTAAGCACGCCGGACGTTGCCGAACATCCATCGTTAATCTATCAGGTGCCGAGGGCATATTTTCTTCCCGCTGCGCCTGCGGCGGACGAGCGGGCGATCAAAGCTCTGTTCGTGAGGCCTGATTGGTCGCACCAAATAGCAGGATTAGGAGTGTAGCATGGCACAAATTGGAGTGGCGATCATCGCCGAGGAGGCGCTGGCCGCGGCAACGGTAGAGACACTGATCCAGCTGATCGCAGCCGCCAATCATTCGATCAAGATTCTCGGCTGGGGCGTGTTCTTCGACGGTGTTTCCGTGACTGCCGAGCCGGTGCAGGTGGAGTTGCTGCGCCAGACCACCGCCGGCACGGCGTCGGCGCTGACATTGGTCAAGCTGAACGACAGCAACGCCGATGGCCTGGATACCACTGCCCAGCAGGACTTTACCGGCGAGCCTACTGCGGGCGACATCCTGGACGTTGCCGAGGTGCACCCACAATCCGGATATGAGGTCAAATACCCGCTGGGTCAAGAGCCGATCTGCGGCGCGGGCGACCGGATTGGGCTGCGCGCCACCGCGCCGGCGATCGTCAACGCCAGGGCAAAGATATTCTTCGAGGAGTGACGTGAGGCCGCAATGTCATTACAGGCCGCCCTGGAAAATCTATTACGATGGCGGGGCGACATACAACGGGAACGCGTGGGACGCGCCGGTGTTTGGAGTGCTAGTGATCGTGGAGTTCGATTTTGACCACGGGCGGCGATTGGTGATGGCCGCAGATTATTATGTGTATCGAGACTACAGGTGGTATGGTGTGGACTGGATCGGGATGGTCGATTATCTGGCCCAGCCTGGCCCAAAGCGGGTACTGTTTGGGCGCACTGTGCCGAGTGATTATTTCAATAAGATGGTGAAGCGCGCCAATGAAGACCCCGATTTTCCTATCCGGACGGCCTGGGGGGCGCGTGAGCGGAGGGTAATTGACTAATCCATCCTTCACCCAGGTTGCTTTTCGCGGTCGCAACGATGACGGATCCGAGAGCGGTGCGTCCTGGAAGGCCGCTCAGAATATCAACTGGACGCAGGATACCGGCCAGAATTTCCGCGTCCGTTTTCTGATCGACGAGTCGGGGGCGAAAGCCTGGACCAATAAAATCTGGAACCTGTATTACTCTCTGAACGGGGGCGCTTATACCGCGGTCAGCGGGACGACCCCGGTGCAGTTTGCCCTGTCGAATAACTTCGCGGATGGGGATGACTGCACCTCGCAGCTTACTGGCGGAAGTGGCGCCTTCGTTACCAACAACAACGGGATGAAGGAGGCGACCGGCGGGGCGATCAACTCGGGCGCGATCGGAGAGTATTTCGACACCGAGTGGTGCCTAACGCTTGACGCTGGTCAAGTGTCGAATAACGACACTATCGCTCTGCGCATCTACGACGGAGCGACGGCCATCACGGCATATACCAATACACCGACGATCACGGTCGTCGAGGGGACGCAGTTTCAGCAAACCGTTGCCGGCACGCTGAACAGCAGCGGCGCGCTGCTCAGGCAAACGCAAGCAGCGAAAAGCGGATCGACGACGCCCGCAGGTGACCTGCTCAGGCAAACGCAAGCAGCGAAAAGCGGATCGACGACGCCAACCGGGACGCTGAGCAAGCAGGCCCGCACCTCTAAAGCCGGGACGCTGAACTTGTCTGGCGCGTTGAGCATCACCAGGCTGAAAAGCCTGGCTGGCACATTGACAACCGCTGGCGCGCTGACGCGCATCGTGTACGACATGGTTGCCGCCTGGGTGATCGAGCACGTCTACGACTACCGCATCCGCGCCCGCGTGATGCGGCGCAGGCTGATCGCCAGCTTGGTCGAGAGGATTGGCGGCAACGAGTTTTCCCAATCCATTTCCGGGACGCTGAGCAGCAGTGGTGTATTGAGCAAGCTGATAAGCCTAAGTAAAGCCGGGACGCTGAGCAGCAGTGGTGTATTGAGCAAGCAGCCCCGAACTGCGAAGACTGGCACGTTGAGCAGCGCGGGCACCCTGGTGGGCCAGGCACGTAAGGCTCTGGACGGCATGCTCAGCAGCGCAGGAGCGCTGATCAAACGCACCGGCACAGCCAAAGCGGGCACGCTGAATAGCAGTGGAGGGTTGCTCAAGCGCACAGCGCGAGGCCTGGCTGGCAGCTTGTCCGGCAGCGGGGCACTGGCCAGGCAGGCGATCCTGGCTAAGATAGGCACGCTCACCAGTTCCGGCGTATTGAGCGGGTCGAAAGTGACCTTGCGCAGCCTGACGGGCACGCTGAACAGCTCAGGCGCCCTGGTGAGAAAGGCCGTGAAATCCCTGGCCGGCGCGTTGAGCAGCTCCGGCGCGCTGAGCAAGCAGGCCCAAGCTGCCAAGGCTGGAACGCTCAGCGAGAGCGGCACACTGATCAAGAGAACCGCTACTGCCAAGGCCGGCACGCTGAACAGTTCCGGCGCTTTGGTGGCGCTCAAAACCTTCTTGAGAGCCCTTACCGCCACGCTCTCCAGCAGCGGTACGCTGAACAAGATGGTCAGGACGAGCAAAGCTGGGATGCTCTCCAGCAGCGGCAGTCTGACCAAACGCGCTGTGCGGGCATTCTCCGCCCTGTTGAGCAGTAGCGGGAACGTCACAAAACGAACCGGCGCCACCAAAACAGGCTCGCTCGGTTCATCCGGTGTTCTGGCGGGACTCAAGACGATGTACAGAAGCCTGGCGGGCGCGCTGTCCTCTTCCGGCGTATTATCACGCCGCCCCGGGAAACAAGTCGCCGGGACACTTATCGAGAGCGGGGCGCTGAGCGTATCTGCCCGCAAGGCGCTTTCGGGCATGTTGTCTTCGTCCGGCAATGTCGTCAAGCGGATCAGACGCAGCTTGAGCGGCGTGCTGAGCTGGCTGGGCAATCTGGCAAGCCAGATCATTGGGCCGGCGGTTGGCTTGGAGGAGCTGTATCTGCACACAGAATCGCTGGAATTGACCCTGTGGACGGAGAGCACGGAGATTGTTTTGCATGATGGATCGCTGGCATTGACTCTGGAGGATTTATAGTGGCCGATTACCCATATTTCAAGAACTCGCCGAAGCGAGTGCTTTCCTGGGAGCGCAAAGCCTTCTATTTTGATTCCATCCCCCAAGGTGGGTCAGTTGTACCCACCGATGTCACAGTGCTTTTGAAGGAGCTGCCAGACATGGAGGACGTGTCTTCAACGAAACTGAGCGGGTTCGCCAACGTAGCCACGTACACGATCACGCTGCCGATCGTGCAGGACCTGGAGCGCGGCAAGGAATACGAATTGTGGGTGGGCTTTATCAAATCGGGAAATACATTCGGAGATATTTTGCACATCATCTGCCCGCGGTAGCTGTCGGCAGTTTGCCGCATGGAATGTATATCGGCAGTAATACTGCCGCCGGTATTACTGCCGATAGCAGTATTACTGCCGATAACACGAATTATCGATCGAGGAAACGATGTCCACTTTGACCAGGTTATCCACCTTTAATGATCGCCTGGACCGCCTGATGATGGGGATCCGCACGGATGATCTCTCGGAGACCGACAGGGACGCGGCCATCCGCCACGCGGCGCGCGAATACGGCCAGGACCGCCCGCGGCGGGAGACGATCGAGTTCGCCGGCGACGGCGGCTCGTATTACCTGATGTATGGCAATGCCGAGGACGTGGACGAGGCTGGGCGAGATGCGGGGATCGACCTGGCCAGCAGCGGGGCGGACCAGAAACTTGGCGTGCTGTTCACGCTGGACTACCGAATGGAGGTGCATCAGGTCAACCTGTGGCTCTCCAGGACGGGCACTCCGGCAGGCACGTGCAGCGTGGCGCTATATACGGTGGCGAGCAATCTGCCGGACAAATTGATCGCCACTTCGAGCGACGTGGACCCGGATGGATTGGAGGGCGCGCCGGCGGGGATCTACAACCGGGTGCGCTTCCCGTTCCCGGCGGACGAGATCATCGAGCTGCCGGCGGGGACGTACGCGGCGGTGCTGCAAGCCAGCGGGTATACCTACGCCAATGGGACGACCGAGATCATCCTGGGCGTGGACCAGAGCGGGGTAACCAACACGGTGGTCACCTACAACGGCACGGTCTGGAGCGCCTACGGGACCGATAGCGCGGGGATCATCGAGGTGGTGGCGGGGATCCCGGGCTGGCGTGACGAATCGGGAGCGATCGTGAGCGTGGAATACCCGGCGGCCAGCATCAGCGCAAACGAGCAGCCGCAGATGCTGGAGGACGAGGATTACCGCCTGTTCCGGGCTGCGGATGGTATATGGATTTACTTCCCCAACCACGCGCCGGCGGCGACCGAGAAAGTGCGCCTGACCTACAGCCGGCCCTATTCATGGCTGGAGGCGGCCGACCCGCTGATCGACACGCCGGAGATCCACTTCGAGGCGATCTGCAACCTGGCTGCGGCGATGGCCTGCGAGTGGCTGGCGGTGCGTTACGGGCAGAATCGAGACAGCACGATCAGCGCCGATTCGGTAGAGCGCAGGACCCAGGCGGACGTGTACATGAGCCTGGCGGGCAAATTCCGCAGCGCCTACAAGATGCTGGTCGGGCTCGGGAAGGCGGAGATATTGCCCGGGCAGGTCCTGGCGGACGTGGACTACGCCTACGAGATCGGGGCGGACTTTCTGTTCCACCGCAGGGGCAGGAGATAGCATGGCCGGCCCGATGATCGAATTCGAGATCGACGTGAGCGAGCTGCTGCGGTTGGCGGCGGCGGTCCCGGTGCTGGAGCGGGCCATCGAGGAGGAGGGCGCGCTGGCGATGGAGGAGAGCGGGATGCTGCTGACCGGGATGGTGGCGGCCAGGACGCCGGTCAATTATGGGCTGCTGCGCAGTTCGATCTCCTGGCCGGCGGGCTTCGAGACCCAGGGCAGCATATTAGACACTCTGCGCGGCATCGTGGGCGCCAGCGACAAGCCGGGCACCGGTGGGACCTCCACGGCGACCTACGTGTGGTACGTGGAGGAGGGCACCGGTCCGCACTGGCCGCCGGCGGGGCCGTTGAAATTGTGGGCGATCCGTAAGTTCGGCGACGAGCGGGTCGGCTATGCGGTACAGCGAGCGATCGCTATGCGAGGCACGCGGGGCGCGCACATGTTCCAGAAGGCCTGGAACGAGGGCGGCAGATCGGGCGTGACGCGCATCTGGGATGGCGTGCCGGTGAAGTCGATGGTCAAGTTCAGAGGAGCGGCTTAGGTGGCGTACAACGAAATGACCATCCGGGCGCGGATCGTGACGGTCCTGGAGAGCGTGACCGATGTGGGTCTGGTATACGATTACTCACGCTGGGCCGGCGATTGGGGGAAAACGCTGGAATTGTTCAAGACCACGATAGACGGTGTGGATCAAATTCGCGGCTGGGAAGTCACGTTCCGGAGGCTCCAACAGAGCGTGATCGGCTTCCAGGGCGGCGGGATCGACGACACGATCCTGGTCACCTATTCCTATCGCATTCGGGGATTCTTATCATTCAACGATGCTGACGAATCCGAGAAGACCATGACCGCACTGGCGTTGGCGATTGTGACCGCGCTGGAAGCGGACACGGTGCTGCAGGGAGAAGTTCTGGATCGTGAGACGCCGGTGGTGGCTGAGATCATTCAGGAGGAGCGCATGTTCGCCGGTATTCTGTGCAATTACGTGGAGATGCTGGTGCAGCCGCAGGAGGTGATTTGATGGCGACAATGTACGAGGTGTTGATCGGATTCAACGTGGAGCTGGCCGAGGGCGAGGTCTGGAAGGGCAAGGCCGGCGGCAAGGCCGGCGTCATTTGGAAATACCCCGATGGGCGGCGGGAGGTGCGCTTCGAACCGGGCGAGCGGACGAGAGAGCTGCCCGAGCAGACGGATATCGCCTGGCTGGAGGAGATCGATGCGATCAGGCAGCTTCCCTCTCCCCCTGCAAGGGAAAAGATGGGGCAGGAGGTGAGCGATGAGTAAGCTGGCCGGACGTTTCACCCAGATATTTTTCGCCGGCTACGATCTGACCGGCAGGTCCAACCAGTGGGAATTCAACGACGAATGGGTCTCGGACGACGTGACCGCGTTCGGGGAGGGAGCGGTCAACTCGATCCCGGACCTGCCGCAGGTGCAGGTGAACGTGACGGCGTTCCTGGACCCGGCAACGGCGCAGAGTCACGAAGCGCTGAGCACGCCGGGCGGGTACACGGACGAATCGATCTGCATCCTGATCGGGCAGAACCAGGCGGTGGCGATCGGCGACCCGGCGCTGGCGGTGCTGTGCAAGCAATTCACTTACAACCCTGCCATTGCAACCCGGAGGGCGGTGATCGCCAATGCCAATTTCCAGAGCGCCGGCGAGCGGCCGGGTTACGGCGTGGTGCAGGCGAACGCAACGATCACCAACACGACCAACTTCACGGAGGTGGACAACCTGGCGTCTTCCGCCAACGGCGGGGCGGGATACCTCCAGGTGGCCACGCCGGCGCTGACAGACAGCTACCAGGTAAAGCTGCAGCACGCCGCGACGCTGCCGACCTACGCCGACCTGGCGACGTTCAGCGCCAACGGGCAAAGCCGCACGAGCGAGCGCCAGGCGATCAATGGAACGATCAACCGCTACACGCGGGCGGTGGCGACCCGCACCGGCGCGGCCGGCGACAACTTTAAGCCGGTGGTGGTGCTGGCCAGACACTAATCTCATCGGCAGAAATACTGCCGAGACGGAGGTAAAACGAGATGCCAAAACTTGCAGGAAGATTTTTGAAAGTGTACATCGACAACGGCGCAGGCGCGCCCCAAGATGTCTCGGCGGACATCGATTCGGTGGAGATCCCCGACGAGTACGGTTCGCTGGACGTGACCGGATTCGGCGAGGGGGCGGTCAACAGCATGCCGGGCATGCCCAACCTGCCGATCCGCATGACCGGGCATTTCAACCCGGCGGCGACGACCGGGTTGTTCACGGTGCTGAAGAGCATCGCCGGCCTGTACCAGAGCTCAACGGTCACGGTGCAGGTCGGGTTGAACGCGGCGCCCGTTGCGAACAACCCGGAGTTCGAGGGCGAGTTCTGGCTGGCATCGTGGCCGAAGAGCGCCACGCCGGCCGGGAAGATAGTGATCAACGTCAATCTCGAGGTATTCGGCAGCGCCGCGCCGGCCTGGGGCACCGTATCGTAGCAATGCGGCAATTTGCCGTAAAGGAGAGCTGTAATGGCAGAGGAAAATGTAGTGATCCGGATCGAGTGTAGCCTGCCCGGGCACGAGGGCGGCGCCAACAAAGTTGGCGAGCACGTCGATTTCAAGGGCAAGGGCTGGAAGTACCGGCACCTGCGCCTGTGGGAATCGTCCCTGAGCGCGGATGAGCTGGTGGAGCTGATCGCCGAGCGCATCCTGGGCTGGAAGCTCACAGATGAGGACGGCGCAGGGATTCCATTCCGGCCTGATCCCGAGCAGCCTTTGAAGGAGGCTTTCGACGACCTGCCCGGGCCGCTGGCGCGCTGGCTGGTGAGCATGGCTTACCTGGACGCCTACCGCCAGGCTGGACTGCCGGACCCAAACGCATCATCGCGGCCGCGGGAGCCGGAGAGCTAGGCTTCGAAGCCGGTCGCGAGCAATACGGCGAGATCTCGAGCGGGCTGGAGCGGGCGCTGCTGTGCGAGCGCCTGGGCTGGCGCGTCTTGCCCCACGAGCTGGACGAGATGGATTTGGATCTGCTGCGCGGGCCGCTGTATGAATTGGAGGTATACCGGGCATTCCAGATCAAAGCGCGGGATTTGAACGCGCTGAGCGCCGGGCAGCTCGACCTGGTGGCGTGGGTGGATGAACTAAAAAATATTTTTGGCTATTGATGAGCGCAGCCTGTACTGATAATAAGGGTTATCGGCACATATGACGATCTCTGAAAACATCATCCTGACGGCGCGCAACCAGACCAGGCAGGCACTGAATGACCTGGAGCGCGACGCGCGCAAGGCAGGCGGCGCGCTGGATAAGGGCCTGGCGCAGGGAGCGCAGAAGGCGGGCAAAGCCACGGCGGAAGCCAGCAAAGGCGCACTATCGTTCCAGCAGTCGCTGATGGGTGTTGCTAAAGGGGCTCTGGCCGCGGCGGGGATAGCCTCTGCTGGCGTAGCAATCAAGAAAGCGTTCGATCTGGGCAGAGAGGGGGCTCAGCTCGAGCGGACGCAGGAGAAGTTCGACCGGCTGGCGCGGTCGATCGGAACGACAGGCCAGGCTCTATCCAGGGATTTGCAGGCTGCCACGCGCGGCACGATGAGCCGCATGGAGGCGATGGCCTCGGCGACCGACTTCCTGAGCCTGGGGTTGGCCAAGACGCACGACGAGGCGGTGCGGCTGACGCGCGTTGCCGCGGCGCTGGGGATGAACATGAACCAGCTCGTGCTGACCCTGACCAACAAAACCACGATGCGATTCGACGCCCTGGGCGTGGCAGTGGACGGCTTCGAGGATAAAGTTAAATCACTGGAAGAGGCCGGCTACAGCGCCGACGAGGCCTTCAAGCTGGCCTTCATGCAGCAGGCCGAGGAGCAGATCGCCCGAGTGGGCGACGTGGCGGACACCAATGCCGGCAAGATCATGAAGATGGACGCCGCTATAGCGAATATGTCCGACACGCTCAAGATGAAGGCAGCGCCGGCGGTGGCGACATTTGCCGAGCTGGTCACCGACATGCTCGAGCTCAAAGCCGAAAATTGGTTTAATGAAGGGGCGGATGCAGCCGCCAAATTCATCAATAATCTATTTGGATTGAAAGATGAGACCGAGGAGGTCACAAGGGCGACAGCTCGATTTGATGAGGAATTGGCGCCTGGAGAACTGACGCGCAGGGCGCTTGCCCTACAGGAATTAGAAATGGCCGAAAAGCGCGCGGCCGAACAAACGGAGCGGCTCAAGCAGGAGATGAGCGATCTGCAGTTGATGATTGCCGGCCCGCTCGGCAAAGCCAACGAGGACTTCATCGAGAAGCTGGATGCGCTCAAGGGCAAGGCAGCCGATCTGCGCGGCCAGATCGACGAGCTGGAGGGCAAGAGATATCTGACCAGAGGGCAGAAAGAGGAGTTGGAGGGGCTGCGCTCCGAGTTCGGCGAGGTTCAAGCGGCCATCGGGGCGACGGCGGACGCCCACGACGAGGCGACAAAGCGCATCCTGTTCAACATCCTGACCCAGCGGGCGGAGATCGGCGGACTGAGCCAGGAGGAATACAACGCGCTGGTGAATATAGCCCAGGGCTGGGGGCTGGTGGACCAATCGACCGCGACGGCAATGCGCACCGCCGATTTGTTCTTCCAGGGCGTTGCGACGGGAGCGGATCTATCATTGGAGGAGATCAAGGAGCTCGATCGCTGGATGCGAGGGCTGCCCAGCTACCACCAGTTCACAATCAACACATCGTATACCTACACCGGCACGGCGCCGTATACGCTGGGGCCGATCGCCGAGCGGAGACGGAGAATCAAAGGGCAACACGGCCTGGATATGACCGTGCCTCCTGGATTTCCCAACGATTCGTTTCACATGCCGCTGGCTGTCACCAGCGGCGAGCGGGTGACGGTAACGCCGGCGGCCCAGGCCGGACGCGGAGGAGGAGAGATCGTCAACTATATCACCCAGCACATCTATCCCTCTCAGGGCAGCGACGAGGAGAGCATCGCTCGGCTGGTGGTGAACAAGCTCAATTTCGCCGTCGAGATGGCCAGCCGTTCCGGCATGGCGGGATACTCAGGAGGCTGAGCCGATGGGCTACATTGCGAAGCTGACCCGCGGAGCGCACGAGATCGATTTGAACTCAGGACAGTATGCGCTGGCGCTGGATTACTCGCCGCCGGCAGCGAACATGCTGCTGAGCATCGCGGCGGGGACGAGCGCCAACCGCTACGGCGGCGGCGTGCTGATGGGCAGGCGACTGGCGCCGCAAGGGCTGTCTCTGCCGGTGCGCGTCAAAGGAGATTCGAGCGCCGAGGTCGAGGCGGGCATCCGGCGCTTGGCGAGGTTCCTGGAAGGCGCCGGCGACGTCGGAGAGCCGACCTATTTTCTTTGGCGGCCGCACGATGCTATCCCCTATGAGCCGAAGCACGGGCAATTCGGGGCGAGCGTCAGGGTGGAGCTCCTGGGCGCCGAGACGTACGCCAAGTGGGACCGCTACGGGCACGCCACGGCTCGGGAGCACGTGGCCGTCGTGATCATACCGCTGGTTGTCAACCCTGCAATAAACGGGAAACGGATGCGCGCCGGGTCGGCGGTCGGCGGGGTGCTCGAGAATGTACTCTCCTCGCCGGACGGGATCAGCCGCGGGCTGATGATTTCTGAAGAGACGACAAACAAATCGACTAATCCGGTATTCGGGCACGCCACCTGGAACAACGGCTGGACATCCGGCGCGGGCCTGATCTCGGAGAAAAATACCGACAAAGAATTCATCCTGCCTGGCGCGGATGCCTCGGCCAAGCTGACCCGTATCTCGGCGACGAACCGCATGTTCTATCAGAGTTTGAACTTGGGCAACACCAACCAGCATACGCATACGGCATACGTTGAAAAAGTTGATGGGACGATCGCCACAGCCACGGAGGTGCGCATCTGGTATGGATCCGGGCAGACCTCCACCTACAAATACCTGGGGAACGGGATCACGCGAGTGCGCTGGACAGGAGCGGGGATCGCCTCGGCGACAGACACCGGAGTGGAACTGCTTTCCAGCAGCACGACAATCTATCTGCTGGGCTACCAGGTAGAGGAGAAATCTTACCCAACTGTGATCTGCTGGGGAGACATCCACGGCTGCTCCTGGACGGGCACAGCGCACGCCTCGACCAGCACCCGCACCGCCGCCAGAGTGAGATGGCCGGCATCTAACCTGCTGGATATTGGCGAGTTCACCATCGTGCTATCCTGGATGCCAGACAGGGACAGTTCCGATTTTACCGGGGCAGCAACACGTCTTATCCATGATGGGACAATGTACGTCGGGTTGACTACTACCCCGGCTTACCAGTTTTTTGATGGAGTCAATACAATCACAGGAGGTGCGGTCTCATTCTCAGCAGGTGGAATCGAAGTGCTGCACTTCGTTGCCGGGCCGAGCGGGTTGTGTATCTATCGCAACGGGGCGCTATATGCAACCGGATCGACTTATACGCCGCGCACATTTGGCACGTACTTGTACCTGGGTTCTTCCAGCACACCTGGATCACACACCAACGGCACATACCTGGGTTTCCACACCTATGCACATGCAATCACAGACACGCAGGCACTGGCAGGTTACAATAACCTCGCCCAGGCAGCACAGGGCGGTGATGGTTACGGGCAGCGAATCGATAGCATCTTCGCCTTCTGGACCAAGGATGGCGACGACCAGGTGGACAACGCCAACCCGGACGCTAACTTGCCAAGCGACTTAGACAACTACGGCATCCTGCTCGGCGTGCCCGGCGACCTGCCCGCAGAGACGGAGATCATCGCCACAACCTCGATCTCGATGGATAGCAGCAACGCCGGGGGAGTGGGTTTGTCGATCCTGGAAGTGCCGTACGATAAGACGATCAACATGCACGACTTCTACGGTGAGGGCAGCGGAGTCGCCGATGTGGGCAACTCGTCGGACAATGCCTATGAGCAGGTGAGCGTAGGCACTGGCGGCAGCGCGTTCACCCGCGAGATCAGCATGGCGCTGAGGCACATGGAGCTGCTGGCCGGGAAGGACGTCGCTTTCCTATGCCGCATCCGCGTCGCCGCAGGGGGTGCAGCCGAGCTGAGAACCACGGTCTATTTCGGGATCGACGCCGGCATGTCGAGCGACTATCAGGCAATCCAGTCGGCGGCGCTGTTCCTGATGCGCCGCACGCCGTTCGTGACGATGCCGGACTACCGGCTGCTCGCGCCCACCGGTGTGCCGGGAACGGTGGCCGGATTCTACGTATACGCTCGTCGCCAGTCCGGCGGGGCGGCAAACATCGACCTGGATTACTACCAGATCATCACCCAACCGTTCATGCTGATAGATTTCTCGACGACGACCTCCTGCTCGATCTTCCGCTATTCGAGCCGCGATAAATCAGTGGTCGGACTGGCCAGCCTGGCAGTGATCCAGAGCACCGGCGTAAGCCTGAGCGGCGAGATGATCGAGTTCCGTCCAGGGACGTATAACTACCTGATCTCGTGTGTGGGACGGACGAAGGGTGTGGCCGGGGCGCAGGCATCAATCAGCCACACGCTGACATACAATGAGATCTGGGTCACACCGCGCTGGCTGGTGGGATGATGGCTCCTCGCACGTATAACAACCTGGGGATCAAGATCTACTCGGGCGGCACGTCGCTGCTGGCAGACGTCGACAGAAGCCTGGCGCGCGCCTCGAATATTAGTTTTGGCACCTACTACCCGGGCGGGATCTACGGCGCCGGGTCGTTCTGGGCAGAGCGCGACATCGTTAAATCATGGTTGGTCAAGGGCGCCCAACGGGTAGTGTTCCACAACGGGGATACCCTCGTTTACGAGGGCAAAATTGATGACCTGGAGAGCGCGCTGATGCAGGCCGGCCAGGGCGTGCAGGTCAACGCGGTCGGGCAGTGGGGAGCGCTCCTGATGCGCCGGCGCTGGCGCAAGTTGTGGGCGGACCAGCGTATCTCCGAGGACGTGTGGCGTAAGGCGTCGACGGACCCGGCCTTTGGGCAGGAGAAGTGCGAGGTGGACCGCAACCAGCGCATCCGCTTCACCCCGAAAGCGGAGGCCTGGA